CGCGACGCTCACCCAGAACACTGCCAACTCGGCAGTCGCTGCGGCGGGCCTCCTTTCGGGAGCGTTCGTTAAGCAGATGGTCGCTCGCCTCAAGGGCAGCAACGTTCCTCAGTTCGCTGACGGCACGTATCGCTGCATCATCCACCCAGCGCAGGAGTATGACCTTGTGTCAGACACCAGCGTAAACGGTTGGATCGAGTCGCGCAAGTATGTGGACAACACCAACCTGCTCACGGGCGAGATTGGTATGTTCGCAGGCGTGCGCTTCATCGTGTCCTCGGACGCCAAGGTCTACACGACCGCTGGTGCTTCGAGCGGCAACGTGTACAACGCTCTGTTCCTCGGACCAGACGCTTACACGATTGGCGATAGCCAGACCCTCCAGAGCTACTTCGTGGCTCCGGGTGGCGATCACTCCGACCCACTCGCCCAGAAGGCGTTGGTCGGCTACAAGATGCGCTTCGGCACCCTCCTCCTCGATGAGGCTGGCGCTCGTTACCGTGTCTTGAAGACACAGGCCACGGTCTCTATCTAATCCTTAGGGATTGTCCGAAAGCCCCACTCCTTCGGGAGTGGGGCGAGTAGGGTGTGGTAGAATCAACGGAGAGGCACCTAGGAAGCCCCAGGAGCCACGATTGTGGCGGGGGTGGTGTCTAGATACCCCACAAGAGTTTGCGAGCCTCTATGCTCGCTCGGGAGGGATATGCACGTACTTGTCTGGGGGACTGCTGAACAGGGTCCCTGCGCCTACTTCCGTGGGCATATGTTTGACGAAGAGTGGAAGAAGATGGGCATCGAAGTCCGTCACATTGACAAAGTCAACTTCATCGCCAAGGATGGCGCACAAGGTCTTAGTCAAGCGGAGGCAATGGCAAAAGGTCTGCTCTCGGTAGACACCAGCGACATTGATTGGGCGGACGTCGTAATGTTCCGCCGCTACTACAACTGCTCCGCCAAGTGCCATACCTGTGGCACGGCAACGAAGGACCAGAACAAGATCCTCGTCCACCCACACAAGATGGAGATGCGCGACAGCATCACCGAGTGGATGTGGCCCGCCTTTGAGAACGAGAGCAACAACAAGGCGATGATCTACGAGACGGATGACAATCACTTCCAAATCCGTACGTGGAATGGATACTTCCCAGACGTTCAGGCAGAACGCCCGCTCATTGAGCGGATGGCACGCCGAGCGGATCTAATGACAACAAGTACTGGTCCGATCAAGTCGGCGTACTCTCACCTCAACGAGAACATAAGGGTAATTAGAAATGCAATCGATCCTTCGATTTATACATCAGATCGTCCTCGCCCAGAACACGGTGGTAGCAAACCACGCGTGGTCTATTACGGCAGCACGGCACGGATGCGCGACTACGCCGGATACCCAAGTGGTGTCGGAGGAAAGTGGGAAGGCGGATACGCAGGGAAGGCGATTGAAGATCTCCGCAAGGAACTCTGGAACGTCTTCATTGGAGTAAACCCAGGCACGCAGCACGTCATCGCTCCGTTCTTTGACGAAGCCTATCCATACGTTGAGAACATCAGACAGTTTGCCGAGACGCTTACGGGCAGCCATCCAGACATTGGGATCGCCCCACTTGGCGGCGATGACTTTGACCGCTGCAAGTCTGAGCTGCACTGGCTGGAATACGCAATGGCTGGAGCAGCGTTCATCGGTGAGGCATTCAGGTACGGCGAGGCTCCTTACTCAATGGTCAATCACGGTGTTGACGGGCTTCTTGCTCGCGGACGACAGCAGTGGTTTGACTCAATGAAGTCGCTGGTCAGAAGCAAGGACCTCCGCGAACAACTCGCAGGCGCAGCCAAAGAGCGCGTCATCAAAGAATACGATTACAAGCAACGAGCAATCGAGTGGGCAGATGCCTTCAAGTGGGCAGTAGAGCATAAGGGGATTTGGAAGAATGGCAGGAGAGACACTAACGGCGCTTAGGACCTCAGTACGGTCCGATCTGCGCGACCCTAACGGGGCGACGTGGAGCGACACAGAGGTCAACGACCTCATCAACTCTGGCATTGACTGGATCAGTGGGTTTTATCCCAAGGAAGCCATTCAGGTCACGGCGTATACGCAGCCAATCTCAGGGGAACTATTCTCTGTTGCGCTGACTAGCGTGAACTGGCCGTTCCGCATTGACGTCTTCACGGAGGGCGGGCAGTACCGAGAGAGCCTATGGCCGAACAGTGGCGATGGTCCCGACTCTGGCTGGGAAGTCCATAACAACATTCTTTTCTTCCCGCCGCACTACACCTTGCCCGACACCGGAACCCTGCGCATCTACGGGTACACTGGGTTTGTCCAGCTTGCTGCCAGCACTTCTACCACCGACCTTGATGTCACGGGCATTGCCGCGATGCGTGTCTGGGTACAGGCGGAGGCGTTCAACCGCCTCCTCTCCGACCGTGTGGCGTTCCAGCAGTGGCAAGTGCAGTCAGGAAACTCTGACGTCTCTGCTCTTTCAATGAACCAAATCGCGCTGTCTAACCAAGCGCGGATTCGCCGCGAGGAGGCTAGGCTGCGCCGACTGCGGAGGCTCGGTTAATGGATTTTAATCGACCGATCACGTACCAGGTCGCTGGTGGTACAACGATTGACTTCAACAGCATCGGCGCCTCGGAGGTCACGACGACCTCTCCACGGGGTGGCTACAAGGTGCTGTCCGCAAACTTCAATGCCGTGCCGCTCATCGGCTACATTGACAAGCGGGCGTTGCGCGACGGCGTAGACGCAGCCGACACCTACCTTGGTACACGCAGCCTGAACATTGTCTGCGGTGTCTTCGGTACTTCTACGGGAGACCTCGGGGACAAAGTGCAGGCGGTGCTTGATGCAATGCGCCCGATCCCGCGTACCTACGAAGCGGACTACGGCTTCCGTCAGTTGGCGTTCTCGCAGGCAACCATTGACGTCTCCAACTTCTCTACGGGATTCATCCCGATGATGATGCTGGTGCGGCCATCAAGCCTCCCTAATGTGACGATGACATCGGCGCAGTCCATCGGCGTCAGCGCCAAGGGCTTTGCCGCAACGGTCGGTCTCTCCTTCATTGCCAAGGCGCCGTATCGGTTCTCGTCTACGGAACGCAGCATCAACATCACCGCATCCTCTGCGACGACATCGCTCCCCAACCTTGGGTCGGCGGTGTCCTTCCCTACCTTTGAGGTCATCTATTCGTCCGCCGTCTCCTATGCCGCAGCGACGGTAGCGTCGGTGACGTTCACGATGGACTCTCAGGTCTTGAAGCTGAACAACCTTGACTTCATTGCCAAGACAACAACGAACGAGGTCCGCTGGTACGTGGACTTTGAGAACCAGACAGTCCGTCGCGGGCTGCGATCTACCGCTGGAGGGGCGTACGTGACGACGCTGAGGCAGGACGTCATCGACACCTCGCTCTACAACTTTGGGTCCATCCCGCCGACGGATGACGCGGCGACGACCCTCACCACGTCCTACAGCGGAAGTGCGCCCGGTCTCATCACCGTGACATACCGTGAGGCGTGGTACTAATGGCGTTTGACTACATTCAGTTTAGTAGTAGCACCGCTGATCTAACCCTCACTAGGACGCGGACAATCTCGGCGGCTGTCTATGACAGCGCGACGAGTGCCATTGACACGTCCTTCACGGGGGTTATTCTTTTCTCTGCCGATACCACATCGGTTGGGACTATCGCTATTGGCACGGCAAGTGCCACGGCAGTCGCAGGTATTGCTACTTCTGTCATCACCGCCACGGGGATTGGGCAGGTGGACATCCGTGCGTTCTACAGCACGGCTACCGTAGACGGCACGCAGTCCTTTGACGTCGTCGCCCGCGACATTGTCTTCACATCCTCAACGGCAGAAATCGCTAACGGCTTCGCCCGTACGCTGACCGCAGAACTGCGGGACACCACGGGTGTGGTGATGACCGATGACTCCACCACGCCGATCACCCTGACCAAGACGGGTGCTGGCGGAGTCGCTGGGCTGACCACCGTCACCGCAGCGGCGGGCATCATCTCCGCTGGCGTCACCGCTACGACAAGCGGGTCAATCACGATCACTGGTGCGTACGACTCCACGGTCAACAACGGCTCCACGACCTTCACCATCCAGCCGTACCACATCGTCATCACCTCATCGACATCGCCGCTTGCAGCGGGCAGCAACCTCAACCTCGTTGCCGAAGTGCGCGACATCTCGCTCGCAGTGGATACGACGAACACCTCGTCCGTCACCTTCTCGCAGAGCGGCACAGGAACCCTCACCGGAACAGGTGCTGCCACCGCCGTCAACGGCGTCGCATCCCGCTTAGTCACTGGTGCAGGCGTCGGACCGCTCACAATCACCGCATCTGCAACCAGTGCAATTGCTGGGACGGCAGAGCTGGAAGTCACCAACGCAACCCGCGTCACCGCCTCTGGTGCGCAGGGACGCTGGTACTCTCAGGCTCCATTCCGCATCACGCTCTGGGATATGACTGGCGCTGGTCGAGGACGCGGAGCCGTCAAGGCCGTGATCTCCGACGCCAAGTACATTGGCTGTTCGTCTCACTTAAACCAAGGCGGAGAGATGTTCTTCACCTTGCCGTACAACCACCCGCAGATTGCGGAGTGCGACCCGCTCAACCGCCACTACCGCGTTGACCGCTGGGACGAAGAGGATGCCGTCTACCGAACCGTCGGCTCTGGTATCTTGCAAGACTACAGCGCCACCGACAACGAGACCGTCTTCTTCGGGGTTGACTACCTTGGCGTCTTGAACCAGACGATTACTGACGCAACCGGAGCATCTGCTGGTAGCACCGTCACCTACAACGACAAGACAATTTCCCACATCTTCCAGGCAGAGATGAGTGCGGCAAAAAACCAAGCGAACTCTCGCCTAGGGTTCATCGAGGTGGAGGCAACGATCAACGCCTCAGCCACGACCTACGACTTCTTCACGGCTGGCGAGCAGCGCACCAACTTCCTCTCGGACATCTCCAGCATTGCGCAGTCTGGTGCAACCTCCAAGGTGTTTTTTGGAAACCGAATCGAGTCAGCCTCCCAGCCATACAACTATTTCTTCTTGGATATGAATTACGCTTCCACCCCAAACAACAGCCTTCGGCTGGTCTACGGGGCTAACGTCAAGCGGTTCTCCTACAGCCCAAACTTCCGCAGCCTGCGCACAAGGGCAATAGTCATCGGAACAACAATCTTCAACGGTATTGTTCCACAGAAGATTTGGTCTCCGGTTGCAACGTCAGCGTTGGCTTCCACGTACGGGGTCATTGACCGCGTAGACTTGCAGCAGGACATCATCTCCCAAGCGGCTGCCTCATCACGCGCCGCCTATAACCTCTACCAATCCAGCCCAGATAAGTTGCAAGCAATTAGCGTCTCGGTAGTAGACGGCTCCATCATCCCGTTCAAGAACTACAAGATTGGCGACGACATCCGTGTTGTCATCAACCGTGGCAACGTCAACATCGATGCGAACCTTACGATCCGTGGTCAGGAGTGGGTTGGCCGCGAGGACGGATCGGAAGAGATCTCCTTTGAATTCTTCAACCGAGACCAGCAGTCCTACGAGCTGACTCCGTACCGAGCAACCAGCTCTTTGCAGTCAATCCTCAGGAACAACCAGAACCTTGAGATGGGGACTGGTGATCAAGGTTCCGAATCCACCACGGGAAGGGGGCCAGACGTTGAGTCTGGCTACGAGGCTGACCCAGGAGCATCTCAGGGGACTGAGAAGCCGCCCACCAAGTATAAAAACGGAATTCTCTATGTGCTGGATTACGCCACAGGGAAATACGTAAAGGCATAATATGACTAACTCTCAGTTTACCACCCTGCTCAACGCCATCAACGACGTCCGCACCGAGGTCACGGCTCGGCTGGATGCCATAGATTCTAGAATCAGGACCGTGGAGATCGACCAAGCCAAGGCTTCGGCCATCCGCAACGCTAACAGAGATGCTGGTCTTGCGCTAAGATGGAAGGTGGGAATTGCTGTGTCCGCTGTGGGCATTGTGCTGTCCCTAGCGATGAAGCTCTTGGAGGTTTTGTGAGTCTAGAACTAGACATCCACGCACTCCGTTCTGAAGGTTTTTCATTTTCTCAAATTGGGGAGAGGCTCGGTCTCACCAAGGACCAGGCGCAAAAGCGTTACCAGAAGTTTCTGCTTTCTAGCCCCCTCCCCCATACCCCCTCCCCAGGATCTACCTCCTCTGAAGGGGGACTCGTTAAGAAAGATTTAACCCCCCCTACCCCCCCATCGGACTCGCAGTATATCAGACCGACTGACGTCGTGCATTTGGACTACGTGCAACGGATCGGAGAACGTAGGGAAACGATGAATGAACTTGTCGTCGCAGCGGGCGACTTCCAGTTTCCCTTTGAAGACCCAGAGGTCTACGCTTCGTTCCTTACCTTCCTTGCAGCAGAGCGACCAGACCGCATCATCCTCACAGGAGACATCCTTGACTTGACGGCAGTCTCTGCGTACGACAAGGACCCTCGGTTAGGGATGCCCGTCCAAGAAGAGTTGGCGCACACGCACCGTCGTCTCGCCGAGATCCGCGCATCCGCTGGACCAGAGGCGCAGATCTTCTTCCTCTACGGAAACCACGAAGCCCGCTTCTCCAAGTGGTTGGCGAAGAAGACGCCGGAGCTGGTTGGGATGACGGACGCCGAAGGGCGCGAGATCCTCTCGCTTGCCAACCTGTTGCGCCTTGATGCGCTCGGCATCACGCCGTGCATCTCCGAGGGCGTGGCGTTCGCAGGGCCAGAGCATCTGCGCTCGTACTACCAGATCGCACCCGACCTCATCGCAACGCACGGCACCTACTCCCGATCCACGGGCGGCGGTGCCAGCATCATCCCTATCGTCGAGGCGGCTGGGGTCTCCGTCGTCGGAGGACACGACCACTCGCAGGGTGTTTCATTCAAGACCATTGGCGGCTTCGCTGGCATTGACGAGAAGCGAACCGCAGCCATCTCCACGGGGATGATGTGCCGACGTACCGAACTTGGGTACCTCGCCCAGCACCAGGTCAGCCGATGGGCGGCTGGCTTCGCGGTGATCGAACTCTGGGGTGAGGAGGCTGGCGAGTGGCAGCCAGACTTTGCTTCTTGGACTGGCTCGGAGCTGGCGTGGCGTGGTAAACGTTACGCACCGAAGAGTGTGGTAAAATAAGCAGAACCTAAAGGGAGGGATCGTGGTCGGAGTTATCGGGTCAGGGCAGGTAGCCCAACACGTCATCGCAGAGTTGCGCCGCCGCAACCTACGCTTCAGAGTCTATACGCGCTCGCTTCAGCAAGGTGCTGATGCGAGCGTTTTTTCGTCTTACGATATGTCCAACATTGTGCAGCAACTACGGGATGATGACATCACCTCGGTGATTAACTGCGCTGCGATGAGGGACATTAATATTTGCGAGAAGAACCACGCGGGCGCCGTTGTCGCCAACGAACTACTCCCAGAGATTATTGGCAACACGGTGCGGCAACTCTGTGTGTCGACCGACTATGTCTTTGACAGCAACGAGGAAGACCGTCCGCTCAACGAGGATGCGGTCAGCCGTGGCGCACTGAGCGTTTACGGTCAGACCAAACTCAACGGCGAGAAGAAGGTCCTTGAGCGCGGCGGCATCATCGCTCGCATCAGCAGCCCCTTCGGTGTCTACCCATCGCCGATGAAGCCAAGCTTCGTGGATATGGTGGTCTCCCACAACAAGCCGATGGACTTGCCGACCGATCAGTTCTTCAGCCCAACATACTTGCCGGATGCGGCAGAGCATCTGGTCGCACTGGCCATAGGTCCGTCCAACGGAATCTACCACCTCGTCAATCAGGGGAAGACCAACTGGATGGAGTTTGCCCGGATGGCGCGGAAGACCCGCAGGGTCAAGGGGAAGATCTCTGGATCAATGCGATGGGACAAGACTCGCCCACAGAACGGCGCACTTATCAACACACGCCTCCCGCGTTTCCGTACGTGGGCTGAGGCAATGTACGAATATCTCAGTGGAGACATAGCAGAAGGAAGGATCAAGCGATGAAAGTATTAGTGGTCGGGCATCGCGGGTTCATTGGCCCGCTTGTCGTCAAGCATCTCAAGCACGCTGGCGCACAGGTTCACGGCATTGACGAGTCGTGGTACGACGAGAGCATCCGTGGGCTGAACGCAGAACACTTGCCGCACTCGGAGCGCAACGGCAAGAACGCACGGTTCTCGGACATTGATCCGCTTGGTTCCTATGACGTGATCGTCTGGCTCGCTGCGGTGAGCAACGACCATATGGGAAACCTTGATGAGTTCGATACCTTCTGGAACAACTACGAACTGCCGAAGCTCAAGGCAGAGGACTTCTGGGATCGCAACCCGAACGGTCGCTTCGTGTACATCTCCTCGGCTTCTGTCTACGGCGCGAACGGAGACATCGCCAAGGAAGACACGGCGGTTGACCCGCTCACCGCGTACTCCAAGAGCAAGGTCAAGATGGACGAGTACCTCGCCCAGCAAAACCGCTCGTGGGTATCGCTGCGCCTCGGCACCCTGTGGGGTGTCTCACCGAATATGCGACGCGACCTCGTGGTCAACGCCTTCACCTGGGAGGCGATCCACAAGAAGCACATCCACCCACAGTCTGAAGCCAAGCGCCCGATCCTCAACGTGGACGACGCTGGCTGGATCATCTCGCTCGCTGCAATCCTGCCGTCGGTGCAGGGAATCTACAACGCTTGCTCTGAGAACGTCACGGTCACGCAGTTGGCTGATCGGATCGGCAACGCAACTGGTGCCGAGGTCTCACCATACACGGGCAGCGACGGCGACAAGCGGGACTACTGGATGGACAACGCACGACTGCTCTATCACTTTGAGATCCGCGACAGCGAACTGGCGAAGACCAGCAACCCAGCAGAGATCCTTGACGTAGAGCAGGCGCTGCTTGACTACGGCGGGAACCTCCGCACCCGCACGGAGATCTACAAAGAAGGATTGGAGTGAGCAATTTCTCCTCCATCCTTGACGGGTATCTTGCCCGCAAGGCGGAGATAGGGCGACCAGCCGTCGCCCGATGGCGTGGCTCGCTTCTTGGTGCGTGCATCCGGCAGCAGTGGTACGCCGCTGAGAAGGTGGAGCCGAGCAACCCCTTCCCTGACAACCTCTACCGCATCTTCGAGCGCGGACACGCCGTGGCTGAGGTCCTGAACAAGGCTGGTCACGATGCCCTTGCGGCTGGCGACTTGCTGGAGTTCCAGGAAGAAGTGCCGATCCTGCTGCCAGAGTTTGACTTCTCTGGGAACATTGACGCGCTGGTCAAGTGGCCAAACGGCAGGCGGGAGGTCTGGGAGTATAAGTCCACGACCAACCGAGGGATGCAGTATATCCGCACCGTCAAGCCAGAGCACGCAGTCCAAGCCTCGATCTATGCCCACGTGATGGAGCAGCAACTTGGTGAGCCAGTGGATGCGCGGGTGATCTATGCCGCCGCTGAGGACTTCAAGCTCCTAGAGTTCACGCTGGAACGAGGGTGGCGAGACCGCGCCCTGCGTGTCCTGCGTGTGCTACAATACTACGGCAAGCGCAAACCGCCGCGCCTGCCGTCCCGAAGGGGGAAAGATATGAAGGCGGAGTGGCCCTGCAAGGGCTGCCAATGGTTGAAGGAGTGTAGAGGATGACGCAGTCAGTCAAACTCGCAGCCAAGATCGCCAAAGTTATGGAGGCGGTCGGATACGTTGCGAAGACAGGAACTAACTCAGCACAGGGGTACAAGTTCGTGCAGGCATCGGCAGTTGCCGACAAGGTGCGCGAGCAGCTCGTGAAGTTCAACGTCTCAATGACACCGACGAGCATCGATGTCATCAGCGAGGGACTTACGCCGAGCGGCAAGCAGACACTGCTTACGCTTCGCTTCACGTGGACACTCACCGACGGAGAGTCGGGCGAGACCATCTCGTTCCAGTCAGTCGGCACTGGCGCAGACTCAGGCGACAAGGCGGCATATAAGGCTGCGACTGGCGCACTGAAGTACGCGCTGCTCACTGGGTTCCTCATCCCAACGGGTGATGATCCTGAGGCCGACCTTTCAACGGATCGGATTGGCGAAGCCGCCAAGAAGATCTTCGGGGATACGGAGAAGGTCGCTCCTGCCCCAGCCAAGAAGCCCGACCTGAATGATTTGGAGTTCTAAGATGGCAGAATTTGCACGAGGTCCACAGGTTTCATATGACGTTTGGCTCTCCGACAAGAAGGAGCCAAAGGAGAAAGAGTTCAAGACCGGGACGAAGGCGTTTGAGTTCTTCGCCAGCCGAGCGACCGATACCTACACGCAGTGGCGTTCCGCTGACAAGGAGACTCGCGGCGCAGAGCCTACTGACAAGTACGTCTACCTGACGCTCACCGTCTTTGACAAGAAGACGCAGGAGCATCTGTACAAGATCTACTACAAGGTCGCAGAGTCCAAGACCAAGAACCCTAGCGAGAAGCGTCCGAACCTGCACGTCACGGGCGAGTCCCGCAACGTGCGCGAGTACGACGGCAAGGCCTACGAGGACGTCACGGTTCGTGATGCCTCCCCGTTGATCTGGACGCCAGCGGAACCGCGAGAATGATTAAGACGCCAGAGCAGGCAGTTGCAGCCGCAAGCTGCGCGCTGGCGAGGATCTCTACATTCAAGTCCCAAGGGAGGCACGACGGTGGCTGCCCGACGTGCGAACACGACCCGAGGGAACTCTGTCGGATGGTGGCAGTGTTTATGGATGATACCGCGAATGCTGCTGCCATCCGACTCTACGAAACCGAACAGGGGCAGAAGACGATGGAGTCAATGTGGCTGGGGTAAAAGCCCAGAAGGGCGGCAAGAGTGTTCCTCCTAAGTGGACGAACCGACCCTGCATCAAGTGCGCCCTTGCCATTGAGAAGCAGGCTGACGCATACCGCGTCCAATCATTTGAGTTCATCGGATTCAAGAAGTCAACGGAGTGGCACTGGGTGCATAGAAAATGCCTCGATACGAAGTAACCCGCAGTGCGCGGGCTATTGATGACGATCTGGACATTGTCCAGAATAACGACATCTGCTATCTCCTTGACGGTAGGTACGGCAGGATCTACGCTGGCCTCTCCGTCCGCTATGATGCAGCAGTGGCACCAGAGGGCTGGTTCTTTCTGCGAGAGACGATTGAGAACCGCGTGCTGAACAAGGAGTTGGTCGCCTCCGGGCTGGTCGTACTTGGAGACAAGATGATCGTGGGTAGGCGAACCGCACAGTTAGCGAGGGTGAAGAATGGGTAAGATGAAAGACCTAGCAATCAATGAGGCCAATGCCGCTCGGTCGTCACGTGGGAAGCGTGCGAGGCAGAGGGGCAACAGCTTTGAGAGGGAGGTCGCCACTCGCCTCAACGGCAAGCGGACTGGGATGTACGGCGGCAAGAACGACGTAGAGGCTGGCTCCTTCGTGATCCAGTGCAAGGTCGGGCTTTCGTACCCAGAGCGACTAGATAAATGGTTAAGAGAACTTAACCCAAAGGCTGACCAACTGGCAGTGCTGGTGGTTGGCGATTCGCCAGGGGCAGGTACACGTCGGCGTGCCTTGGCAGTGATTGACTTCGACGACTTCGTTCAGTGGTATGGCAAGGAGGAACACAATGAGCTTTGAACCAAAGATCATCAAGGCAAACGTCTTCAAGGATAGCCGAGGGTACTTCAGCGAGATCCTCAAGGACTACGGCTTCGCACAGATCAATATGTCGTGGAGCCTCGGCGGAACCTTCCGTGGCATCCACGCCCAGCGGCTGATGGACAAGGCGATGTGGATCGCCAGCGGCAAGGCTATCGTCTATGCCGTGAACCTTGACCCATCGTCCATCCTCTACGGCAAGGTCATCTCCGAGACGATGGAGGCTGGAGACGGCAAGGTCTT